TTAAATGAACTCGTAGCACAAAAGCAAGAGATGGAGGAGATTGTAAAATCTCTTATCAATCTAGACTTAAGTACAGAAGATAGTGAAAAGGAATTAGCTGAGATTGAAGCTAAGATACTTAGGAAGCTAAGTAATATAGACTTTGTCTATACTGGCTTAGAAGCTGCTATCGCTCAGTTAGAAGCTTATAAGGAACTATATAAAGATGAGCTTAGTAAGATTGATAAGAAAATACAATCAATCAAGAAGAACAAAGAGAAACTCTTAGAACTTCTCGTTGTTAATAGAATAGTTACACCAGATGAACCTCTGAAGTTAGCACATCATACTTATAGTCTAGCTAAGACTTATGGTTCTGTTGTTATTACAGATGAGTCTAAGATTCCTCAAGAATACATCAAGACTAAAATTGAGCAGGTCTATGACTTAGCTCAAATTAGAAAAGACCTTATGAGTGGTAAAGAAGTACCAGGCGCTGAATTACCAGTTAGTCAGAAGGTAAGGAGATATTAAAATGCAACTTAAGAGATTAAGTGAAGAGTTACCAGAAAGCTATCGATACGCTATATTTATCTTTAATCCATATGCATATGATAAAACTGAAACAGATATAATACAAGGTTTCTTAGAAATTGAACAAGATAAATATGTTATTATGGCTATACATATGTGGAATAGAAGTGAAAATGATAAAATAATTCACGCTACATTTGATTTCTTAAAAGTACCTGAAGAACAGAAACAAGATATATATTGGATATATCTTGAGGACCTTAAGAAATTATGGAGTGAAGATGTTTGTAAAACTAAGTGATAAGTTACCTAATAACTATGAGGAAGTAGTCTTTATTTATAAATTCTTAGACCCTAAAAATATTAAAATATTTCACGGATATAGAGTAATGTCTGTAGAATCAGACTTCATAGTAGTTAGTGTACATCAATTCAATAATAACCCAATATCTGGAGAATTACAAGTACATATGAATAATCTAATAATACCAGAAGAATTCTGGAATGAAATATATTGGGTATACATAGATGACTTATATGACTTACTATTTAAAGATGATGAAGATGAAGAATTATCTTGACAATTTAAACCTAATAAATACTATGGTACAAAATTAACTATATAGGAGTTAATATGAAGTTAGAAGACTATCTCGTAAGTACAAAACCCGACTATAGAAATCCATTTCCTCCTGGGAAATTGATTCTATTTGTTGGAGATGAAAAGACTGGTAAGACTACTGCTGCATCCACCTTTTCACCTAAAGGTGCAGATGGTGTAGTCATACTAGACCTTGAAGCAGGAGCTAGATGTGATAAGAATATTACTATGCTTATACACGGATTATATCCAATGGAAGATGAGAAGGGTAATATTATACCTCCTGAGAAACGTGGATTTAGAGATAGCAGTGGTAATATTCAGCCTGCATACTCTATCTATGAAGCGCTAGCTATTCTGAAACAGACCTGGAAAGATTCAGGTAAGACTACGCTTGTAATTGATACCTTTGATAAGCTAGCTGAATGGGTTAATGAAGATACATTAGCTCAAATGAAAGCAGAAGACGCAGAGCTTGATAATCCTAAGTGGCAGACTGTACAGACTATTGAAGAGATACCTTATGCTCAAGGTATCGCTAGAGCTAGAAATACCTCATTAAGAATTAAGGATAGACTTCTTGATATAATAAAAGATACTGGTCTCTTAATTTGTAATCTACATACTCAAAAGACTATGAGAGTTGAGAATGGTAGAGATATTATAGTGAAGAAGCTTCCTATGATTCACGAGAAATTAGCCACAACCTTAGGACATCAAGCTGAATTGATAGGAATGTTTACTGTTGATGCTAGTGGTAATTATCTGTTTGATGTAAGAGGCTTTGGTGAAGTCACTTTAGGTACAAGAATTGAGCCTCTTAATGGAAAGATATTTAAGTGGAATAAGACTCATCCAACACTATATGAAGTCTTAACCAAAGAATGTTTGAAGTATGCAGAAAAATTAGAAGGTAAGGAGAAATAAATGCCAAGAATAGACATTAATCATAATTATGTACCAAGACCTACAGGTGTATTAAAAGCTAAGCTTATTGATTTTGGTTATTATGACCAAGTAAATGATTTACCTAATATGAAACACCTGAGAGATTTAAGTAATAATTTCGTAATGCGCTTTGACTTTAGACCTGAAGGTTATGAAAGAGACTTCAGTATTTATGTACCAGTAAAGATAGTTAAAGATTCTGAAGATAATCTTGACCTGAAGAATAGTAAGGGTATTAGAGATATTCATATGATACTTGATGCTCTAGGTGATAGTAAAGCAGGCTTTAATGCTGAAGGTAAATTCGTAGATTCTAATGATAAAGAACTAGACTATGAAAAGATAATTGATTATCTAGTAGAACTAAAGCTTAAAAATGATGAAGCTTATGTATATATCTACGTCTATAAAGTTAAAGGTAAAGATAATCGTAGCTACTTTCAGTCTAGTTTAAGATTCTATCCTTTCACAGAAGAAGGACGTAAGCAAGCAGAAGCAGCTTACGAAAGAGATAAAGAGTATATACAATCAAAAGAAAATCCTATTCCTAAAACAAATACTACTCGTAAGTTGTTCTAGGAGATTGTATGTATTATGAGACTGCACTAGGTGAAAAATTTAACTCTCCTAGAGGTATATTAGTTAAAGACGAAGATGTATATGATTGGATAATAGCGCAGGGTGATACTCCCTGCGCTATGTCTGTCTATACATACAGAGATTCTGATGTAGAGATAATGAATGAAGAGACTCCAGCTAATTGGTTTAATCAGTATAGTATACCTTGGGTACCTATTGATATTGATAATCATATAGATAATTCTGATGAACAGATATTATTAAACTTGAGATTTATTATTACTAAATTAGAGAGTGCAGGCTTAAATGAACATAACTATAAAATCTATTTCTCTGGCAGAGGCTTTCATCTATTGATACATAAAGATTGTTTTGGTTTTGAAGATGGCATAGAGAATCTACCTTATATAGTGAAACAATCTGTAACAAATATGGCTACTAAATTAGGATTTATTAATCTCATAGATGAAGCTGTTTATATGAGAACAGCTTTACTAAGATGTCCATATAGTCTTAATCCTAAAGTTAATCTATATAAGATACCTGTATCAAGAGATGAAGTTATGTATGAGAACTTAAACTTCATTAGATTCTTAGCTCAGACTCAGAGATTAGATTATAATTGGTTAGATTACTATAATGGTAATAAACAATTAGCAAGTTATGTAGTCACAGAAATACCTAAGATACCAGTATTTACTACTTACAATGAACCAATAAATAACTATGCCTGTATCTATAAGATGTTTAATCAAGGTCCTATAGAAGGAACTAGAAATAATACTATCTTAGTATTAGCATCTCATCTTATGAGAATGGGTATACCTAGCGATTTAGCTAAGCAGCTTATGTTGATATGGAATAATAACAGTCTAAAAGAACAGATGGTTATAGAACGAGTAGAACAAGTCTATAAAAAGAAATATAAATATGGTTGTAAGAATAAGCTAATGCGTCAGAATTGTTCTACTAGATGTATACATTATCAGAAGCATAAGCTGTATGATGAAGCTCCTTCTATAGATGATATTATCAATTTAGCTAAACAAAGAGACTTCATTAAGGAATTAAAAGAAGGTATAGACTTAGGTAGAACTGTTGGTGCACCAGACTTTATAGTAACAAGAGGAGAGATACTTACTCTCATAGGTGTAACGAAGGCTGGTAAGTCTACCTTAATGAAGAATTTTATATTAGGTGTAGATTTTAAAGATAATAACAATTTTATTGAGAAAAATAGACGTAGAACTTTATATTATACTGCTGAACAATCTGCAGATTACTTCATTCTCGTATGTGCTCAGATACTTGAAGGTTGTACTAGAGGCTATGCTTTTGAGCATAAAAATGAGCTATTAGATAAATGGTATCACGTATTATCTAATATTATGCCTATAGATATAATGCCAGATATGAAAGAGTTAAGAGAGCAGATAAATACTTATAATCCAGAGTTAATAGTATTAGATACTCTAGACCACTTCTGTGATAATCCTTATAATGAACATCTTGGGATAAAACAAACAATGATAGAACTACAAAAGATAACTGCTGAAACAGGAGTCATTGTTTATATAGTATCACAACCAAGAAGATTAGATAGTATAGAAAATGATATTAAGTTATTTTCTGGGAAAGGAAGTGGTTCTATAGAGAATCAATCTAGGAAAGTATTAGGTTTAAGCGCTCCAAATGAGAATGGTATAAGAAAATTCTTATTCTTAGCTAATTCATATGGTAGCTTACCTAATCATACATATAATATAGTTATGCAGGATAATATGAGATTCAAATTAGTAGGAGAAGAATAATGTATTATATAGGAATAGACCCAGGACTAAAAGGTAAAATAGCTATTATTAAAGATAATGAAATATTAGAAGTAATAGGTATTCCTGATAGAAGTCAGCCTGAAGAGTTTAGAAATCTATTCCAAAAATATTATAGTAAAATTGGAAAGAAATCCAAAAATATTATGATATATTTGGAAAAGCCTATCATTAAGC